AAATACGGCAGAAAGCGAGATATACAAACAAAGCAGATGAAGAAGGGTGTTGAAGCGGAACAAGATTCTATTGATTTATTATCAATGTATCTTAAATTACCATTTAGCAAAAACGAAGAACGATTTAAAAATGATTTTATAACAGGATTGCCAGATATTATCAATGGCGATACAATTATTGACATAAAGTCAAGTTATGACCTTTGGACGTTCTTGGGTAACATACCAGACAAGTTAGATAACTTATACTATTGGCAAATGCAATCTTATATGTGGCTAACCGGCACAAGAAAAGCTACTATTGCATATTGTTTAGTTAATACACCAGAAAGTATTATTCAACAAGAGAAATATTATTTGCTTAAAAAGATGGATGTAATTTCAGAAGAAAGTCCAGAATTTATCAAAGAAGCAATGAAGGTAGAATTTAATATGACATTTGATGATATATCAATTAATGAAAGAATACTTACGTTTAATGTAAATAGAAGTGAAGATGATATTTTACGCATTGAAAATAAGGTTATAAAAGCTAGAACATTTTTACAAGAATTAGAACAAACGCATTTAAACTTTAATAATGAGTGCTAACATCATAAGTGCTGTTCAAAATTTAAAATTAGCTCAAGAACAGTTTGAGGATTTTTGTAGACAATATCCTGAAACAAAAGGAGAAAAATTATTTAAAGTTTACGTTAGTAAAATTAATTGGATGTTTAATGATATTGTAACCCATCCATTTTTAACTGAAGAAGTAAGATCCGGTATTAAAAAAGAAATAAATAGTGATATATTTGCTATACCAGCAATCCATGAAAAAGTTGCATTGTTAACCCCAGAGCAAAGAGAAATGATTGAGGCAACATTAGACGCAATGATTAATGGAGAGGAGGTAAAAATAGTAGATATAAAACATTTAAATGATGGAGGTTAGTGTTGTATATGAAGTAGCTGATATAGTTTGTGACGCATGTTTAAATTATCATGTAGCAGTTATAGAAACTGATATGATTAAATGGTTTGATGAAAGTGTTGAAGTAAGATATTTAGAAGAAATACAATGTCCGCATTGTGAAAAAATGACAAAAATAAAAAGATAAAAATGGCAAAGAAAAAAACAGAAATTCCAAAGGAAATACAAGTATATACAGAAGGATGTGATTTTTGTATGCAATTTGATTATGATGATCCTCATGTAATAGGTGCAAGCCCTGATGGTGATGGTGGATTAGAAATAGTATTAAAAGCATACCAAGATGCTGGAATTACTTTCGTATGTCCAAACACTGGCAAAAAGCTTAGATTATTTTCAAGACCTTTGTCTGATGCAGGTAAAAAAATATTAGAAGATCAGCCCCCAGCTTAACTTTTTTTATGAGCGTTAGCAAACTTACGAGCTGCTTCAACACTCCCAAATCCCCAAGCCTTTAAAGCTAATGCTTTACGAGTAGGTTCGCCATTTGGCTTCTTCATAGCTCCCGTCATGCCAGCAAAACGAGCTGCAAACGAAACTCTACGAGGATTAGTACCTTCTTTAACAGGAGCTTTTAAATTACCACCTGTTTCTGCATTGTAAGATGCACGACCTTTGGCATTTAAGCCACCTTCAGGGTTTTTACCCTCTTTTCTTTGCCAAGCTCCGGACATAAATTACATTTTTTCTTGTGCTTTAATCTTTTTTTCTTGCTTTAACATAGCCGCAGTTGGTTTTTTACCACTACCCTTGTTGGCACGAATATTATCCCATAAACCACGAGGTGAATATGATCCATCCGCGCGTTTCATCATCTTTAATTTACTTTTCATACGCTAATTTACGAATTTATTTCCAATTTTCAGACTTCCAGATAGCTAAATCTATTCCCTTTAAGTTACTAGGAGGCTCAGGTTGACTATTTAGAGTCAATTCTACGGGTTTTTGTACTTTTTTTGGACATTCTATAGGCTTAACCACTAAAACCTCCTCTACGTGCTTTATTCTGCCATAATTATCCATTAAATAATTCACTACTTGCTGAATAGATGTCAAATTTTGCTCTTTTTGAATCATATCCAACTTATATGTGTCAAATCTAACCCCAATTGGATTGCTTTTCCCTTTTTTAGTATTAAAAGATTTATTAGATAAGCCTTTTTCAGAAAATTCTCTATTGTAATAAACCCGACACTTGTCTGAGCAAAACCTTTTTTTTGCCGTTATTGATTCCATTTCTTGTTCGCAATATAAACAGCTTTTTATTTTTATAATCATTGTTACGGTTTTTGTTACGCAAATATAACAATTGTTACGATATAAACAAATATTTGTTACGTTTCCCACAAATACCCCACCCCACAAGACATAAAAACAAGAAGCAACCCACCCCAACCAACCAACCGCAAGGGATTGCAAGAGCCAGACCAAAGACCACCAACCCCACCACCAAATCCAAAGCCACAAAGGAATAGGACTAACCGCAACCCAACACAAAAACGACCTACCCAGTGCTAGAAAATCGCAACCCCAAAAAATAAACGGATAGCCCGGAGCGGGGGGGTCGCTTGACTGTATGTTGATGCAGAAGTTGGTTGGTTTTTATTAATAGAATTTTTGGTGGAATCAGTGGAAAATATTTTGTATATTTGGGGTATAAATAAATGCATTATGGCAATTATGTCAATGGCTAAAATGGATCAAAAGCCTAAGAAAAAACTTTTAACTCCTAAGAGAGTAAATGAAGTAGCCGATTCATTAGACAAAGAAGCTAATAAAAAAATGAGATTTGCTGTACCTCAAAAAAGAATGGCAGAAGCTGGAATTAAAAAAGGCGAAGGAGATAAACAAGGAGCTTTTTATCCAAATAGCAATATAGGTACCGGCCCCACTTATAATGAAAGAATGAAAATTGCAAAAGACGCATTAAGCTCTGCTGCTAAAGACGAAGCAAATGCATCTAGATATAGAAAATTAGCCCAAATGGCAAAAAATAAAAAATAAACAAAATGCAAGACCTAAAAGACAAAAAAGCAATCATGGCTGACGCATATTCAGATAAGCGCGTAAATGAGCTAAAAATGGCAACAAAGACACCATATCAAATGGAAATGTCATCAATGGAAAGAAAGCCATCAGGTAAAGTTGTAGAGGTTAAAGAATCCGTAAAAGTAAAGCCAAGCGGCATGAAATTAGGATCAATGAAAAAGAAAAGTTTCCCAGATTTAAATAAAGATGGTAAGGTAACAAAAGCCGACATCTTAAAAGGTCGTGGAGTTATAAAGTAGTTTAGTTGGTTATTATGTTTTCGTTTAATAAGCCTCCCTTAAAAAAGGAGGTTTTATTTTGTACATAATTCTGTACGTTTTTTGGTAAATGTTACAATATGATGTATATTGCATCAAACTGCATCACATGAAAAAAAGAATTACAATTAGCCTTTCCGAAGAAAGTTACATTAAACTACAACTTCTAGCCAAAAAGAAAAAATGGTCATTAAGCAAAACAGTAGAGGATATTTTAGAAAGACAGATGGCAAAACAAAAGCCAGCAGTTCAATATGTGGGAGGGATAGGTTATGAAAAAAGTAATCCTTAACATAACACCTCAAACCCACGTCAGGGCAACTCAAGGTGATTCAATATTTTTTAGGATACCTAGAGAGAAATTACGTCCAGCCGGTTTAAGCAGATTGATGAGATTAGAAAAGTACAATAAGTACAAAGTGGATCTATGCGCAGAAGCCAAATCAAAAAGATTCATTCTTCCTCCAGTCGGAGCTTCCATAACTTTCTTTATCCCAGTCCCACCTTCTTGGTCTAAGAAAAAAAAGAAATTACATCATGGCAGATTCCACCAGTCCAAACCAGACATAGATAACTTGCAAAAAGCTTTCTTAGATTCCCTAATGGCAGAAGATAAACAAATAGCTCACTTGGAAGTACAGAAAAGATGGGTTGACTTTGAAGTAGGATGGATAGAAATATCCTCCAAAGAATACGAGGAAGTCCTTGACCTACCCTCCCCCAAATAAGCCTCTCGCCAAAGACTCCGCGTTTGTGAGTATTATATACGCATACTCTAGCAATCCCTAAATTATTATATATAAGAATTTAGGGATTGCTAGAGTATGCGTATATAATACTCACAAACGCGGAGTCTTTGGCGAGAGGC